AATTCGGCATCAGATATGACCGGTTGTTGCATGCGTTCTTGCATTTGCGCACTTGCGCGAGCCTCCTGTTCCACCTTTGCGCGGGCATTAGAATCTGCCTTTGCGCGGATTCGCTCCTTTGTCTTCTCCAATTTCATCCGCTGGTCTAAATTTGCCTGCATGGCGCCCATATTTACCTTTCCTCCTCCTCCTCCCATACCTGCCATACCAGCAAGGTCTCCCATTCCCATCTTGCTCAACATGGACTGAATATTTCCCATGCCAGGCATATTCTTCATCTTGTTCATCATTTCCGACGCCTCCGCGATAAGCTCAGACTCCTTTAGGTCACCAGATTTGATTTTAGAATCCAACTTGTCGCCAACAGTCTTCACGAGTCCCATCAACTTGGTCGGGTTCTTTACAAGCGTCTGAAACACGTCCTTCATATCAGTAGCGCCATCAAAGTCCACGTTCAAGTTTGCGGCGGTTTCTTCAGCAATTTCGCGCGCCAATTGTCCCAACTTTCCGTCCAACATCCCAGTAATATGCCCATGAAGCTGCTCAGCATCCGGCATATTTATTCCAGCACTCTCTCCGTCTGCATCGGTCTCTTTCGCCTCAAATAACCCCTGCATATGCGAGAGTGTCTCCTCCAACTTGGACTTAAACTCGTCCTGATTGATCGCCTCAAACATTTTTGCCGTATCGCCGAAGGCCTCCTTGTTGTTCAGAGTACCAACAATTGCAAAGGTAATCAACTGTAAATACTTCCAAATGGTCTCCCGTGTTTTCTGCGAGATATCGCATTGCCACAAGTTTTTGAAATGGATGTTTGGCAGAAACTCGGTGTCTACATCCGAGTCCGCCTTGAACATGTCCTCGTTTTGGTATAGAATATCAAAGAATCGCGGGGGTAACTTTTTCTGGCAAAATTTGAATAGGAGCTTCACCGCTGTTTGTTTATGTTTGTCATATGCGGCATCCCTCGCCTCAGCGTCCTCAATGTTACTATAATGCTGTGGGGTTTTAAGCCATTTGATGATAAACGGCTCATATTCGGGAAATGTTGTTCTTATATCACCAACAAAATCACAAATCACCTTCGTAAATTCTTCCGGGATTGCCTTGCTTTCTTCTGCCATTTAAATAGTATAATTTATATATATTTAAATTCAAATTTAATAAATATATATACTATATACCACATAATTACGTTGCGTACATGAGTCCCGCATTTCCACCAACAAATGTAACCATATTCACGCGCTCCTCCATCAAGTACATGTTAAAATTGTAATCATAAATTCGCCAGGTCGGCTTATTGATGCCTATAAGGTCGCCGGTATTCGGGTCGCAGATTGTTAGCACTTGGGCATACGGGTCAACGGGCGGTGCAATGGTCGTAAATTCAAACTGAACATTAGTGAACCTGCTCATATTCATGGCCCCCGATGGGTTCGGGTTCATCTGGTTTGTATCCAGGCAAAAATTGTAGCAATATAGGCCAGGAGGGGCATTTCCTGATGTTCTAACGTATTTTTCAACAAAGTTATACACTCCAGAAGGTAACATATTCTCTCTGTATTGGCCATCAAGAAGTATGCCAAGTGCCACCAGAATATACTGGATATTTTGCGGATTATAGACACCGGTTATATACAGACCGCTTAAAGTACCATCTGGGTTTGCACCCGGACCCATCCCTGGAACAGGCGGTAAGGCAGGATTGATATAGTTATATGTTCCACTGCTCGGCGCCACCTGAACGTCCTGTGGCATGTAGTCGTACGGCCAATTGGTATAATTGGACCATTGATTTCGTAAGTTTGCATCACTTCGCTGAAAATAAAACATCCAACTAATTACCATACCCAGAGAGTCCAAGTTTAGTTTATTTTGCCCGGTAATGTTGTAGAACGGTGTCTCATAAATCTGCTTAATCAAATATTTCTGTTCGTTCTTGGCAAAGAGTTCAGACTCATCATTAGAGAGAAAACAATAGGTACAATTTAGATTGATATCGGCATTCCACAAGGTTCTCGTATCTATGTATGACGCCGGGCCAAGTGCCACATCTGGCGGTGTTTGCAGAAATCTATAGAACTGCATATAAAATTGGTTGAAATTGGGCGCGACGACCGGAAAATTGTTTGTATAATCCATCACATCGCGTATGGTAAACCATTCATTAATTGGCCGGAAGGACACGTTAATCTGCAGCTCATTATATTGAAGCGCGACGAGCGGGAACGCTTGCATTGTAACCAGGTTAAACCATGCCCCGAGCGGAATGTACAGCGTGCGCCCCATGATAGACGGCTGTGCTCCTGCGGGACTGTCAGTATAATACGCATTTGGGTATGCATTCACGCGTGCGCCCGAGTTTGCAGGGTCATTTAATTCGGCGGTTTGACCAATCATCTCATTGAACAGCGCCAACTTTTCTGCGCTAAAGTCTCTCTGTGTGGACGCCAACAGATATTGGCCCGAATATTCCTGTAGTTTTTGGTTGCCGCATGTTATGGTAATACGGCTAATAATCTGCGCGCCGATATTGTCAATCCACCGGAAGTCATACGGCGCCCAGTCGGTATATACGGTAGCTCCACTCTGATTCGTGTACGGCTGCGGAGGCAAAACAGGACTCCAAATAGTAGGCAGATTGATGGAGATGTAACAGTCCATTAACAGATCCGCATAGCGCTTTACCTTGAATACGAAGGTAGACTCATTTGTTAGACCCAGCGTAGGCGTCCCCTCATGATCCAGGCGAAAGTTTTGTTTCCCAAAATTAGTATATTTTTTATAGGTTGCCTTCCAAAAGGTCTTACTTGGATTACCATTTAGAATAATATTTTGTTGTCCGGTAGCCACAAGGTTCATTAATCCTCCAGCCATATTTAAGTATATTATATATAAATTTTTTAATTCTTAATTTGCTATAATATAAATTAGTCGCTTAATCCTACATTTTCTTTGGTGCCTTTGTAGTAGCAATTGAGGCATTTTAGTAATATGTAACTACTAAAAATAACTTATTATATTATATTAGATTAATACGAATGGACAAAATTGTACTATTGATTGGTGTTGCGGTGGCCGTCATTGTTATACTACTCGCATATGTTTACATAAAGCGTCGCGTCAACTTGGAACAAAACGAATGTGATTTTATGAATACTTTATACCCCAGTTTAAATGGAAATATCCGCCCGATTTCCGCAAACGATTCTGATTGCAGTGGCAACCTTTACGATTATTATATTAAAACAGCATTCAATGCATGCTCTGGTGGGTCGTATAAGGATGATTACGTAGATTTATGCAATCTAAAGGCCGTCCTTAAGCAGGGCGTTCGCTGCTTGGATTTTGAGGTGTACTCAATAGATAATCAACCGGTTGTCGCCACATCTACCTCGGACAGTTTTTTTGTTAAAGAGACGTACAATTCAGTACCATTTAGCGGGATAATGGATACCATTGGCGGTTATGCATTTGCGAGCGGAACTGTTCCTAACCCAACTGACCCACTCATAATTCATTTGCGGATTAAGAGCAATAACCAAGCAATGTATTCTAATTTAGCGAGCACACTCAAGTTATATGATAATATCATGCTTGGAAAGGAATATAGCTTTGAAAACTCGGGGACAAATTTAGGGGCGGTCCCGCTCTTGACATTTAAGAACAAGGTTATTTTGGTTGTTGATAGAAGTAATACCTCCTTTTTGGAGAACGAGGCCTTTTTAGAATATGTTAATTTAACAAGCAACTCGGTGTTTATGCGAGGATACCGCTACTATGATGTTAAAAACAATCCAGATGTTCAGGAGCTAACCGAGTTTAATAAAACTGGTATGACAATTGTATTTCCAGACACAGGAGGCGACCCAGTGAATCCAAGTGCGTTATTGTGCAGAACCTATGGGTGCCAAATGGTGGCTATGCGTTATCAACAAGTGGACAACTTGCTACTTGAAAATACAGAATTCTTTGACGAGGGAGGGTATGCCTTCTGTTTAAAACCTGCAAATTTAAGGAATCAGATTGTAACTATTCCTGCACCCACACCGCAGAATCCGGCATATTCTTATGCCACGCGTAAGGTGGAAACTGACTATTATAGCTTCAAGATTTAATCACGACTGAATTATTATATAAAATTTTGTATAATAATTTGTAGAATTGTATAATAATTTGTAAAATTGTATAATACTTTGCATAATAATTAATCTTGTTATATGTATAAGAAGGTATGGCTCAAAAAAATATATGCAGAGGACTAAAATTCTCTGACTGCGAGTTAGCTATTCTCCGTCAAGCGGTTGATAAAGCAGAAGAAAAAATAGGAAAACGCGTCGTTAACTCGCGTGAAATTCAGCAAGTTATTACTATAGTTGAGGACTTCCTTAAGAAAAAGAACCTGGTTTGCTACGGAGGCACAGCTATAAATAATATACTGCCAATAGATGACCAATTTTACAACAAGGAGATTGAGGTGCCAGACTATGATTTTTTTTCAACGAATGCGTTGCACGATGCGAAGGAATTGGCGGACATTTATTTTAAAAGCGGCTTCACCGATGTAGAGGCGAAATCTGGGCAACACGCCGGGACATATAAGGTCTTCGTAAATTTTATGCCAGTGGCAGATATTACACTTTTGCCCAAGGGCGTCTACAATGCCATCAAAAAGGATGCGTTGCGCGTAGGTGGAATACTATATGCTCCCCCTAACTATTTAAGAATGTCCATGTATCTTGAATTGTCCAGACCTGCAGGAGACACGAGCCGCTGGGAAAAGGTTCTTAAACGTCTTACGCTTTTGAATAAACATTTCCCCGTTACAGGTGTAAATTGCAATTCCGTAGAGTTTCAGCGCGAAATGGAAAATAAAACGGAGGAGGACCACATATATGACAATGTGCGAAATACTCTTATAAACCAGGGTGTCGTATTCTTTGGAGGGTATGCGATTTCTCTCTATTCTCAATACATGCCTAAGAATTTGCGACATAAGTTGGAGCGTTATGCCGATTTTGATGTGCTGGCCACAGACCCACAAACAACGGCGGAAATTGTCAAGGAGCGACTGGGGGACATTAATATTAAAAATGTAAAGATTATAAAGCATGCAAATATTGGCGAGGTTATCCCTGAGCACTATGAGGTCCGCGTTGGCAACGATACAGTTGCGTTTATTTACAAACCAATTGCATGCCATAGTTACAACAATCTTAGCATCGGCGGCCAAAGTGTCAAAATTGCGACTGTAGACACCATGTTGAGTTTTTATTTGGCATTTGTGTATGCAGACCGCCCCTATTATAATCTCTTTTTGGATAGAATATTGTGCATGTCTAAGTACCTATTTGATGTTCAACAGAAAAACCGTCTGGAGCAAAAAGGACTACTTAGACGTTTCAGTATCACCTGTTATGGGCACCAAGAGTCTGTAGAAGAAATGCGCGCACACAAGGCGGAAAAATACAAGGAACTCAAGGAAAAGGGAGATCCCGCTGCGTTTGAGGAATTGTTCTTGAACTATAAACCAGGCGATTTAATAAATAAAAAATCAGATGGTGTAAAGAAAGAGAGAAAGATAAAAAAGACCAAGACCAAGAAGACGCCTACCAAAAAGAAGACCAAGAAGACAAAGAAGGCCAAGCTGCTCGCGATTTATGGCGGAAGAACTGCGCGAAGGCGTTAAATTACGGATGACATTTGTCGCCATAACAGTCGTCCAGTTTGTCCTGAAAGGTGACTCGCGGAACGCGTCTTGTAAACTTATATAGAAATACAATGCCCGCAAGAGCCATAAGCATAGCCCCCAAAATATACATTGCATAATCAGGCAACTCGGGATCCGTGGTGTCAACAATATTAGATACGATTTCTGTTAAATCAGGAACATTACCTAATGAAAACCCGGGGGTTGTTATATCAATATCGTCCATTTTTATAGGACAATATTAATGCTAAATTATTTGAACTTATAAACAGCGACTCTCAAGTATTATGATAAAAATGTCGTATAATATTTTGGAGGCCAGTTTGCAGAATACACTCTCTTTAAATTCCACAGGAATGCGCTTACTGATTAACACGACAAAATATATAAAATATATAATCAGTTTTTCTACTAACCATTTAATATTGTTGCCTCCCTTACTAAGAAGACTCCAGTCGTTCACGTAACTGCACATTTGCGTGTTTGTCTGTTTTATATAAAACGAATGTATATCTAATAGGCCCGATAATACCCGATGATAATTTGACTTTTCATTCTTTACGTTCAATAGGTTGCTTATTTTGTCCGCCCCAAATAGGTCTAAATACAGGATCTTCTTATTTGCCTCCGCATTAAATACAAAAGGAATAATGCCGTCCATGTACTTTTTTTCGTATAACACATTGCCGTCTATTAAAAATGGGATATATGACGACTTCACAATGGTTTTCAAAATATCGGCTACATTCGCGTATTTAGACCTTACAGGTTTTTTGCCCTTTTTAATATTATGATATGTGATAAAGAACCTGCCGTTAATCTGTTGACATATATCATGCGGAATATGCGGGCCTAAATACCTGTGTAATTCTTTCACAAGCTGTAACCTGTATGATTGTCTAAAGTCCGCAGTGAGCACTTCATACAGACTTGTCATTAGGTGCAGCCCATCAATATAATAC